TTTAGAGTTATGATGTTATTTCATACTAGTAAGGATGGACAAGTCTTATTACACAAAGATGTTTATAAGATTTGTCCAGAATTCAAAATATTAAGTGAAGAAGAAGTTCGTTATATTGTATTAGCGTATGATTATTATTCACCTTTTAATCAATTAGAATTATTGGATAGAAAGAATATGGCTATAAAACTTACAGAGATAAGTAATGCTAATTCTAAGAAGATACAAGTAGCTATTGAATTATATAGATCATTACAATATGACACTAAAAGGGAAAGAATAAAATTATATAGGAATAAAATAGGGATATTAGATTCACAAATGAATGATCCTGAAATTTCTCCAAATAAGATAACACAAATTATTAATAGTCAAGACATATTAGAAAATAAAATAAAGGAGTTAGAAACTGACATTGAATTTTCATTATTTTCAGGGGAGTTAAAAGGAGGTAGAGTAAAGAGTTTATTGGAGTGGATGAAAGAAAATAGGAAGTTATATGAAATGGAAGTAGAGAATAAGAATGATATTTCAATAAAGATAGCTTACGATATACCTAGTTTAGATGAATAAAAAATTATATATATTAGATGGAGAACCAATAGAAAAGACAAAAACCTTTTGTCCAGATCCTATAGTTAAGTATGGTATTCCTGATTTTGCAAATAGTAAGATATATCCAAAATGTATAGGAACACCAGCTTGGAAAGATTGGTGGGAAGAACAGATAAGGAGATGTGTACAAGGATATTGGACAGGTGGTTTATACATACCTGGTCGATATTATTTTTTTTTAAATTTCAGCTGGATACAGACGGTAGGTAAAGGTTTTCATCCCCCATCATTTATTGATTATCAATATGAATTTTTTTTACTTATCGATCAAGTAAAGAAAGAAAGAAAAGGAATTATTTGCTTAAAAGCAAGACGTAAAGGATTATCGGAACAGGTAGTAAATGGAGTATTTGATTATGGTATGAGATTTAAACAGAATTATAAAGCTGGTATTGTTGCAGGTCAAGAGATACATTCTACAGGTTTCTATAATAAGTATTTGTCGAGTGAAGGTATGATGCCACCTGAAATACAATTAAATTATTTAGTAGAATCGCAAAAAGAAACTGTTGCTGGATATTGGGAAAAGACAGATACAGGATTTATAAAGAAAGGTAGTTTAAGTACAATATTTGTAAGAACAATGTTTAGGAGTGATAATGTATTTAAAGGAGAATTATTAGATGATTGTGTATTTGAGGAAGGAGGAGAATTTGAAATGTTGATACCAGGATTTGGTTCTACAGAACCATGTTTTATGGTAGGAGATGAAATGGTAGGAACACCTTTTATTTATGGTACAGGAGGAAATATGCAAAAAGGTTCAGCAGGTTTTGCAGAGATGTGGAGTAATTCAGAATCTTATAAATTAGAAAGATTTTGGGTAAGTGGAAAGAAGATGTATTTTCCGTATGTAGCTGGTTATCAGAACGAAAGAGGATATTTAGCAGAAGATATTCCTAATTTAAAGAAGAAATATCCAAGACCATATCAAAGAGTCGGTATGCAAGATGAAGAAGAAGCAGAAAAAACTATTTTAAAGAATAGAGAAGCTTATTCTAAATTAGCAAATAAGAAAAAGTATTATGATTATCTTCAGAACTTTCCTTTATCTCCAAGAGAAGCATTTTTATCATTTAGTAATAATGATTATGACACTGACTTGTTATCTACAAGGAGATTAGAGATATTAGAAAATGTAAGACAATACCGAACAATAGTTTTAGATTATGAAAAAAATAAAGATGGTTCATTAATAATACCATTAAAAGTAAAATCAAGATTAGCACAAACTGATCCAGATAAACCAAATTATGATAATTCTGACAATTATATTTTCATACATGAAGAACCTAATAGTTCTTATATAAATTTAGATTTAGGAGGCATTGATAGTTATAATATTGATCATTCAAAGACAAGTAAATCTACTGGAAGTATGACTGTATATAGACAATCTCCTATAGATGAAAGTATTGATGGTAATAAACCAATATGTTTGTATAATAAAAGACCAAAAAGAAAAGAGATATTTTTTGGTAATTGTTTAAAAATTGCAATATATTACAATTTAATATCAAGAGTAATGGTAGATGTAGGTTCACCAGCTATTATTGATTTTTTCAAAGAAAATGGAGGAGTTAAGTTTTTAGCAAAAAGACCAAGAGAATTTGAGAATGAGCAAAGCAAACAGCAACATGATTTTGGTATTAGATTTACTAATTTTAATTTAGGTATATTAGAGGGATTAATGCAATCTGAAATATCGTTAAGATGTCATAAATGGATATTTATAGAGCATGTATCAGATTGTTTAGGATATGAAAGTGGAGATTTAGAAAATGATGCAGATAACCATGATAGTTTGTTATGTTGTTTAGCATTAAGACAAGATTTAAAAAGAAAACCACAAGCTATTTCAAAAGCAGATAATGATCCATTTAGTTTACCAGAAGAATATATAGATAATGAAGGAAATATTTATTATGATGAACCAAATAATGGTTTAAGTGAAGAAGATTATTATAAATATATCCATGATGAATCGAAACATATGGATATATAATTTTACTATATTTGTATAAACTTAAAAATTATGGCACAGTTTCCTAATCAATTAATACCTGAATCAAAGAAAGATGAAAAGTGGTGTAAAGAACATATTTACTATGCTGATGAATTATATAATTCAAGAGCAAGAAGATTAAAAGAAATCAATAGAAATTATAGTAAGTATAATGGTTTAGTTCAAGATAAGGAAATAAAATATATTACTGATAAATATGGTAATACTTCAAGGGCTGAATTCAAAACTTATAAATTAGGAAAAACCAAAATAGATTTAATTTTAGGAGAATGGTTATTACAACCATTAAGTCAAACAGTGGCTACTACTAACAAAAGTGCTATATCTAAAAAGATGAAAAATGCTTTAAGGATAAAAGCAGTAATGAAAGTAAGAAAAGAATTAGATTATTTAAAAAATAATTTAGGTGTAGATGTTATGAATGGTATGGAGATACCAAAAGATGATGATCCTAACTTAGAAGAAAAAATAAATCCAAAAACCAAGAATGAATTAATAATGCAATCTTTATTAAAAGATTATGTTAAGAGAGAAGATTTAAAAGAAGAATATTATAAAAATGTTAGTGATGTTGCTATATGTGGGGAATGTTTTGGAAAGAATGAAATACTTGTAGATGGTAAAGTTGTATATAGAAGAATAGATCCAAGATATGCAATATTTGAAGAATTAGATGGAGATACATTTAGGGAACGTTCACCAATAAAAGGAGAGGTAAGACCTATGAGTGTTCATCAAATTATCACTAATTATTATTCAGATTTAAAAGATAAAGATAGAGAATTACTTGAAAATTTAAGTAAAAATCCAAATTCAGAAGCTGTATTAAATTCAGGGTTTAAATACAAAAAATATAATAATGCTGTAGAAATTGATGTTACTACAGTAGAATGGTTTTCAGTAAGACCTGAATATATTAAAATTTCACCTAATCCTAAAAATGAAAAAGATCCATACAAAAAAAGTTTAACTCCAGAATATTATGAAAAGAATGAAAATAAGATCAAGAAGGATGTTAAAGATAAAAAATATGAGATTAAAAAGACTTATAAAACAGATTTATGGGAAGCAACAAGAATTGGGAATAGTATCTTTACAAGATGTCGCAGAAAGCCATATCAATTTAGAAATCAAAACCACATTGGCGATACTAAGAGTAGCTATACAGGTTTAGGTTTTAATTCTCATACTGGAAGCACTATTTCATTACAAGAGTTATTAGATGAGATAAGTTTTTTATATGATGTTGCTTGGTTTCAGATAACAAGAGAATTAAATAAAAATAAAGGTAAGGTATTAATCTATGATGGTGGAGCATTGCCATTAAGAAAGAGCATTACTGATGTTATGCGAAATATTACAAAAGATGGTTTATTAATTGTAAATAGTGCGGCAGACCAAAATAGAGGACAGAGAGATATTGATATAAATGGAATAAGAGAAGTTGATTTAGGATTAAGTCAATCTTTTGTTACAATGGTAAATTTATTAGATAAATTAGAACAAACAGCTGATAAGATTACTGGTTTAAATGAAAATAGACAAGGTAATATAGCAGCAAGTTCAACAGCTACAAATGCTCAATCTTCTATTAGAGCATCAAGAACAATAACAGAACCAATGTTTTATTTTGTAAGAAAATTTATTAAAAGGTCAATGTTATTATTAGCACACGATATAAAATTATCATCTATTTATATTAGACAAGATGAAGCAGAAAATATTATTGGAACAGAAGATTTTTCTTATCTTAAAATGACAGAAGATTTTGCATTTGATGATTATGGTGTTTATATAACAGACGGAGGAAAAGAAAGTGAAATAAGACAAAGTTTATTACAATTATCTGAAGCTGCTTTAAATTCAAAACAATTAAGATTTCAAGATATTTTAAAATTACAATTATCTGAAACATTAACAGAAGCTACAGAAATTATTGAAAAAGGTTTTGCTGAAATGGAGAAATTAAATCAAGAACAACAATTACAACTTCAACAAGCACAAGCACAATCACAACAAGCAGTAGGACAGCAAGAAACTGAAAGAAGAGAAGATCAACAATTACACGAAAAAGAGATGGCTATTTTAGAAGCTGAACTTAAAAATGGAGAAAATGTTCAACAAGCTAAAAATGAATTATTAATGGAGCAACAAAAAGCACAAATGAATAATTCTCAACAACAACAACCGAAATTATAAATATTTTTTTAAATTTGTAAAAAATTACAATCATGGCAAAAGTTATTAAAAAAGCACCTAAGAGAAAAATAAAGAATGATAGAGATGGAATAAGACATCATATTGAAAAATTAGGTTCTTATGAAAGAACTATTAAATTTACTGATAAAGAACTTCCAGAAGCTAAAGATTGGGAAGTAGGTAAAAATTATGAGTTAGATGTAACTGTTAAGCAAGTATCAAGAACTGAAAGAGATAAACAAGATGCTATAACAACTTTTGAAATAATTGCAGTTAGAAAAAGTTAAATTTAAAATTATAGATTATGAAAATAAATTTTATTCCTATTCAATTATTTGATGAAGAAAATGAAGGTACAGATTTCTCTAGTTGGGGAGATGGAGATATGACAGATGTTCTTAAAGAAGAACCTAAAGAAGAACCTAAAGAAGAACCTGAAGAAGAACCTGAAGAAGAACCTGAAGAAGAAACTAAGGATGAAATTAAGGACGAACCTAAGGATGAACCTAAGGATGAACTTAAAGAAGAAACTCCTGAAGAAATATTAAATAGATTAAAATCTGATGAAGCAAATAAGGATTTAACACCTGAACAATTACAAGCAAAATTAGAAGAAGAATTAAATTCTAAAATTGAAAATTTTGAAATAGGAGGAGAGAAACCTAATGAAGAAATTGAAATTGAGGATACTACTTGGAATGATTTAGCTACAGATTTAGGTTTAGTTGAGAATAAGGAAGATATAAAAGAAGATAATTATGATACTTTCAAACAACTTTTTGAATCTAAAATTGAAGAAAGAGTAAATGCTGTAAAAGAAGAAAGTAAAGATTATTATGAATTGTCATCTGAAGGAAAAAACTTTGCAAAATATTTAAGTCAAAATGGTATTGAATCATTACAACAATATTTTAATCCATTACAGAATATAGATTCTTATATTAATATGACTAATGAACAATTAGTTGAAGCTAATTTAAAAGCTATTACAGATGATAAGGGTAATCAATATTATTCAGAAGAAGAAATAGCTGAAAAGATGTTAGATTTAGAGGATGATCCTAGAGCTTTAAAAGATGAATCAGATAAAATTAGATTAGCTCTTTATGATCAAAAGAAACAAGCTATATCAATGATTAATGAAAGATTAGAATCTGATGAATTGGAAAGAAAGAACAGAGAAGAAGTAGGAAATTTAATTGAAATTACATCTGTAGAAAATATATTAAAAACAAAGAATGATTTTTTAGATTTCAAATTAGGAGATAATGCTCGTAACCAAATTTTAGATATGGTTAAAAATGGAGAAGCTGAAAAATTAATTAAAGAAAATCCTAAATTTTTGGTAGATTCACTTATTTATCATAAATTTGGAGACCAAACATTAAAAATGTTGAAGAAACGTGAATTTGAAAAAGGCATGAACAAGAGTCTTGCTACACAATATAATGTTCCTTCAATTAATGGTGGTAACAATGGTTCGAGTGTTAGAACAAGACATGCTTCAGGAGATTTCACCGCATGGAATGATTAGTATCAATGATTTAAAAACAATTTTAAAAATCATTAAATAAATACTAAAATGGCAAAAATTCAAATTATCGAAGGAAAGTATGATTCAACTTGTACTTCTGAAAAAGATTTAATCGAAAATGAAATTCATTATCCAGCAATATCTGATGTAATTCAGTATGCTGAACAACGAATGGTATCAACATTAATTGTTTCAGGTGCAAAAACACCTTATCAAACAGAAGCAGGAAATGATGATATTAAAACAAAAATTGGAACTATTCCTAAAGACAAATTAATTGGTAATTCAGGTTATCGTTATAGAGTTTGGGGTAGAATTCAAAAATCAACTGTAATTAATAATCAAGTAGGAACATCAAATCAAGATGGTACTTTTGTTTTATCTATGAAAGATAATTACTTAGTACCTGGTATGAATGCTTACTTTCACGGACAAAGATTCACTGCAAGGGTTATGAGTGCTCCAAGTGGAACACAAGGTAATTTTATCTATGAATTTCAATCTATTGATGGTTCTGTATTTGATTGGACTACTCACGTAGCTGGACAACAAGGAGAAAAAACGTGTTTTGGAGGTCATACTTCTTATGGTGAAAAATCTCTTAGAGGTTATTCAAGAAGTCATTATCCAGATATGTTTATCAATCATACAACTACTCAAAGAAAATCTGTTTCAATTTCAGGTACAGCTAATTCAACTGTATTATGGATTGAAAAATCAGGTGTAGCTGGTTGGATGTTTGAAGAATTACGTCAATCAAGAGTTCAATTCTTATTAGAAGATGAACATGCTAAATGGTGGGGTAAATCATCTATGAAAGATACTAATGGTCAATTAAGAAGTTCTTCTACTCTTAGAGATAGAGAAACTGGACAAGCTATTACACAAGGAGATGGTGTTTTTGAACAAATTGAAGGTGTAAATATTGGATATGGTTCAGGAGTAAATGGAGATCCTACTATCAATGATTTTGATGATATGATGACTACTCTTAAAAGTAAAGCAAATATGATTTCAGGAAACATGTGGTATGTAGTTACTGGTGCTAATGGAATGAGAATTGCAGATAGAGAGTTAGAAAACAAAGCTGTAAGATATAATCTTACTTTAAATCAAAATGGTTCTAAAACTATTGGAGGTCCAGAAGTTGAAGTTGGTTATAACTTTAAAGTTTATAACTACAATGGTAATCAAATTGTTTTCGCTGAACATCCAATGTTTGATGATGATGAAAGATGGTCTGAAAGAGGTTCTGATGGTGAATTAATCATGAGTTCTACTATGTTGTTCTTAGATTTATCTTCTAACGGAGGTAAAAAGAATATTGAAATCTTAGGTAGAGGTGCTTATGGTGCTAACAGAACTATGGTTTCAGGAAAAATCAATGGTATGACTGGAGCTGCTTCTAAAAGTTTAGGAATTCAAACTCCTGTAGATGCTGATGAAGTACACATGTTAAAAGAAGATGGATTATTTATTTACAGAACAAGAACTTGTGGTATCTTATACAAGTCAAGTAACTAATTTATAATAATAAATACTTAAAATTAAAGAGAGCTTTTTTAGGCTCTCTTTTTTTTTGTTATATTTGCAGAGTCGAGGAGACATATTATTAATTTTAAAATTGCTTTATTATGGCACAAACAACATTTACTGTCACAGACAGAGGAAGAACAAGTTATGGGGTAGCTTGGAAAGAAATTAACGGACATAGATTCATAAACTTTGAAGATGAAGAAACTTGTCCAAGAAAAGGTACAAAAAATCTATTACCTATAAGAATAGATAGATTCAATGAATTTTCATTTAGAGCATTTAAAGATCCTGTATCTGGAGTATGGTTTGGAATACCTACTGGATGGGATAAAGAAGGACAGCCTATATTT